CTACACAGGTATTTGAATCAACAGGATCTTTAGATACTGTTCAGTCTACTGTTATTAGTGTGAAAAATATTCATACTGATATTTTAACAAGAGTAGAAACTAAGTCTATAACTCGCGGTGGCGGTGGAGGTGGTGGTGGTAGTTCAGGTCCAACTTATACTACAAATTCAACCTTTAATAATAATAGTACTATTGGATTAATATCAGGGGATACAACTACACAAACTGTTAATGATCAAACTGGTGAAGTAGTATCACAAACTGTGAAAACCACTGATTTGATAAATGGTGCATATCAGGCACTTTTAGGTAGAGATAAAGATCCTGGAGGAGCTGTATATTGGACAGAACAAATCCAAAACGAAACTGATTTAGATTTAACTGATAGTAGTGCTGATAACCAAGAAGCAGTAACTAATTATTTAACTAAATTTTTCGCAGCAACTACTGAAGGACAAGATGTTGAAAGTGATCCAACAACAGGACGTTTTGTTGCTAAAGGTAATCAAGCAGATGCTGTGGTATATGTAGCACAAAATGCTGCATCTGGATCTGCATATGTTCATCATACTATAAAGTATGAACAAGATAATATGGCAGCTGCTGGTGGTACTAGTGGCGTTGGTGTAGAATGTCCTGCTGGAGAAGATCCACTTGGACAATCATTTAGAGTAGAAGGACCTACTGGTGTTTATATTACAAAGGCAGATATCTATATTGCATCTAAGGATGAATTCTTACCTTTAGTGGTTCAATTAAGAACAGTTAAATTAGGACTTCCTACCACTGAAATTATTCCTTTTGGTGAAATTGTAATTGATCCTGAGGATATTACTGTTTCTGAGGATGCAAGTATTCCTACCACAGTCACTTTCCCATCTCCAGTTTATCTTCCTGGTGGACAAACTTATGCATTAGTTCTTCTTTCTATCAGTAATGATTATACTGCTTGGATTTCTAGAATGGGAGAAACTGATATTCAAACAGTAGATAAGCCAGAAGCTGATCAGATAGTTATTAGTTCTCAACCTACTTTAGGATCTCTATTTAAATCACAAAATGGAGAAACATGGAATGCAAGTCAATATGAAGATTTGAAATTTACTCTTTATAGAGCACAATTTAGTACAAGACAGGGAAATATTAATTTCACCAATCCACCTTTATTAAATTATTCTGATGATATTCCACCACTACTTAAAGATTCATTTAGAATCTCATCTAATAAAATTAGAGTAGGATTTAATACTACTATTTCTGATACAGGAATAACCTTAGGTAATATTGTTCAGCAAGAAGGTAGTAATGCTACAGGTAGATATGTTGGATATGCAGGAACAGCAACTGGTAATTTAACAATTACAAATGCTGGTGTTGGTTATACACCTTCTTCTGGTAGTGAAACATATCACCATGTTCCTATGGTTACTCAAACTGGAAGTGGTAGAAATGGAACCATGCATCTCACCATTACTAATGGGGTAGCTGTTGCTGCAACTGTTACCAATGGTGGTAGTGGTTATGAGATAGGTGATGTAGTTGGGGTTTCTACTGTAGGATTAACTTCCTTGGGAAGAGATATTCAATTCTCTATTACTACTTTAACTGGAACTAATGAATATGTACTTGATCAAGTTCAGGGAGAGTTTGCTACTGGTGTAGGCAAAACAATGCAATATGTTACTAGTGCTGGAATAGTTACTCTCAATCATACTGCTGGTGGAAATGTATTCTTATCAGGATCTCCAGTCACAGTTACAGATGGTTTGCATATTAAGGTAAATCAGAAGAATCATGGAATGTATTCTACTCAGAATGTAGTAACATTGAACGATGTTGAGTCTGATGTACCAGCAACTACCTTATCTGCAGATTATGATTCTGCATCTACAGGTTCTATCATTGTAAATGATGGATCAAACTTTGCTGAGTTTGAAAATGTAGGAGTTGGTTCTACTAACTTAGGATATGTTAAAGTGGGTAAAGAAATTCTTTCTTATAGTGGAGTAAATTCAAATACATTAACAGGAGTTACTAGAGGAGTTGATTCTACTCAGACCCTATCTCATGATAGTGGGGATTTGGTTCATAAGTATGAATTAGATGGAATCTCATTGAGAAGAATTAATAAAGATCATAATCTTGCAGATGCTACAGTATCTGATCCTATTGGTCTTGATTATTATAACATTAAGATTGATACATCTGCTAATGGAGTGGATAGATCAGTTGGCACAAGTCTTCCAATTCTTCACTTCAATGAAACTAAATCAACTGGTGGATCTGATGTTCTCTCTACTGAGAATATACCATTTGAAATTATAACTCCTATAGTTCAAAATATGACTCCACCTGGAACTAATTTAACTGCTCAGGTCAGAACAGTTACTGGATCTAGTGTGGATGGATCAGAGACTCCATTCCAAGATCAAGGATTTGAAGATATTAGTCTTACCACTGATAACTTTATGAGTAGTCCTAGAATAATTGCTTCTAGAATAAATGAGACAACATCATTAACAACTCTTCCTGATAACAAATCCTTTACTCTAAATCTATCTCTTGAAGGTGGAGATCCTCTACTTTCTCCAATAGTTGATTTGGATAGGATTGCATTCATCTTTACTTCAAATAGAGTTAACAATCCTATTAGCAATTACATTACAGATAATAGAGTTAATAGTCTAAAGGATGATCCTAATGCATTCGTCTATGCATCTAAACCAGTCACTTTGGAATCTGGAGCAACTGGAATTAAGATTCACATGGAAGGACATATTAATTTGACTAGTGATATTAGAGCATTCTATGCTATCTCTGAAGGACCTAATGATGAATTAGTTTATCAACCTTTCCCTGGTTATAGTAACTTACTATCATCTGGGCAAGTTATTGACCCTGCTAAGAATAATGGACTTCCTGATAAAGCTCTTCCTAAGACTGATGTAATAGCATATACACCAGATCAAGTAATATGGAAAGATTATGAATTTACTATTGATGATCTACCAACCTTCAGATACTTTAGTATTAAGTTGATAGGAACTGGTACTAATCAGGCACAACCTCCTAGAGTTAAAAACCTTAGAGTTATTGCATTAGCATAATATGAAAGTTGAAGGACATAACAATCTTGTTCGTGAGAATGATAGTAATGCTATTGTGAATACAGATCTAAGTGAATATAACAACTATCTTTCTCTTCGTTCTAAAAGAAAGCAAAAATCTGAAAGAATAGATAATATGGAGAATGATTTGAAATCTTTAAAAGATGACATTAATGAAATCAAAACTTTACTAAAAGCACTATCTAATGGCTAAAAACACTCTTACTTTTGACCCCAGTTCAGGTGTAGCCTATGGTGTCAATCTCACCATTAATACAGGAGCAGATTTAGATGCTGACTATACTGTAGTTGGTACATCTGGCACTGCTTTTGATTTTTCATCAGATAATGCAGTTGCCATAGGAACTGCTGCTGTAACTGATTGGACAGGTTCTGCACAACTTGCAAAGAGTATAGCTATTGGATCATCACAACATGCATTAGCTACTTTTGAAGTGGGATTTACTAGTGCTAAGGGTGGTGAGTTTAGATTATCATTAGGTTCTACTGTCACTAGAACTTTATCAGAAGGAAGATATGTATATGATGTTTTAGTAAGTTCTGGTGCTTCTATTTTTAGAATAGTATCTGGAGATGTAATGGTTATTGGTGGTATATCATCAGCACCATAAATAAACTTATAATAGTAAAGTAGATAGATGGCGCAACCAAGCACACGTGGAGAACTCATAGACTACTGCAAGAGAAAACTTGGTGCGCCTGTTTTAGAAATAAATGTTGCTGATGAGCAAGTAGAAGATCTAATTGATGATGCAGTTCAGTTCTTCCAAGAAAGACATTTTGATGGGGTCTATCAGACCTATATGAAGTATAAGATAACTCAAGAAGATATTGATAGGGGAAAAGCAAAATCAGGTGGAGTAGGAGTTACTACAACCACAGCAACAACAGATATTGTAGGAGTTTCCACCACATTCTCTTATGAAGAAAACAGTAATTATTTACAGGTTCCTCCAGAAATTTTAGGTGTTACAAAGATATTTCATTTTGATGGTAGTAATACTATTACTAATAATATGTTCAGTGTGAAGTATCAGTTATTCTTGAATGATATTTACTATTGGGGTTCTACTGAACTTCTTTCTTATGCAATGGTAAAAACATTTCTAGAAGATATTAATTTTCTATTGACAACTGAGAAGCAAATAAGATTTAACAAAAGACAAGATAGATTATATTTGGATATTGATTGGGGTTCTGTTACTTCTGGTGACTTCTTAATCATAGATTGTTTTAGATTATTAGATCCATCTGATTATGCTAGGGTCTGGAATGATTCATTCTTAAAACCTTATGCTACTGCTTTGATTAAGAAACAGTGGGGACAAAACCTTTTGAAGTTCCAAGGAGTTAAATTACCTGGTGGTGTGGAATTGAATGGTAGAGAAATCTATGAGGATGCAGAAAAAGATCTAGAGAAGATAAGAGAGAATATGTCCAATACATATGAACTTCCTCCTCTTGATATGATAGGCTAATGGCATTAAATCCTTATTTCCTACAAGGGTCTTCTACAGAGCAGAATCTAGTCCAGAGCTTAATCAATGAACAGATTAAGATGTATGGGGTGGATGTCTATTATATTCCTAGAAGATACATTACTAAGACTACTGTAATACAGGAAGTCATTGAATCTAAATTTGAAGAAGCAATTCCACTAGAGGCATATGTAGATACCTTTGATGGATATGAGGGACAAGGTTCTCTTCTATCAAAGTTTGGTGTTCAGGCACTTGATGATTTATCTCTTATTATATCAAGAGATAGATTTGAAAATTATATCACGCCACTTATTAAGAATATACCAAACATAGAATTAGCAACCAGACCAAAGGAAGGAGACTTAATATACTTTCCATTAGGAGATAGGTTATTTGAAATTAAGTTTGTAGAACATGAGAAACCCTTCTATCAGTTAAAGAAGAATTACGTTTATGAACTCAGATGTGAGCTTTACAGATATGAGGATTCTGTTGTTGATACAGGAGTGGGTGATATTGATGATAACCTAGAAGAATCAGGTTACATTGAGACTCTTACTTTAGTATCTTCAGGAACCACAGCAGTTCTTGCCACAGGATTAGTTGATGGTGCAGTTTCCTTTATTACTATTTCCAACAGAGGAGAAGATTATACAAGTCTTCCTAGAGTTGCTATTTCATCTGCTCCATCTGGAGGAGTAACTGCTGTTGGTATTGCTTCTATGATAGATGACATAGTTGATTATGATGGAGTTAAGTCATCTAAGATACAACGTATTGATATTATTAATCCAGGTTCTGGATACACTGTTGCTCCAGATATAGTGGTAGTAGGTGGTGGTGGAGCAGGTTTTGCTGCTACTGCTACTATCAGTGATGGATCTATTGGAATAGTCACAATTACCTCAGGAGGTACTGGATACTCCACAGTTCCTACAATCACCTTTACAGGAGCACCTGGCACTGGTACAACAGCAACTGCAGTTGCATATGTAGGTAGTGGTAATACAGTAGGTATTGTTACTCAAATTGGTATTACCAACGCTGGTGCTGGATATACTGTTGCTCCTACTGCTACAATCACCACTCCTTACATGTCTGGTCAAGGTAACTACATCTTTAATGAAGTGGTTACTGGATCTGTTAGTGAGAGTACAGGAAGAGTTAAATCATGGGATGCTTCCACTATGGAACTTAATGTTTCTATTACTACAGGAGCATTCACTCATGGAGAAGTTATTACTGGAGAAACATCTGGAGCCACTTATGAATATCAGATAATGTCAGGCACTAATGTAGATGATGGATTTGCAGAAAATACTCCTATACAAAGTGCTGGTGATGATATTATTGATTTCACAGAAACTAATCCATTTGGAATGCCCTAAATAATACACTAGGATTGTAACAATGTTTGAATATTTTTATCACGAAATAATGAGGAGGACCATTATCTCCTTTGGTTCTATTTTTAATAACGTTAATATACAGCACGATAATAGTGATGGTTCTGTTGTTAGTACGACTAAGGTTCCTCTTGCTTATGGACCTACTCAAAAGTTCTTAGCAAGACTGGAGCAAGTACCAGATCTAAACAAACCAGTTCAGATTACATTACCTAGAATGTCATTTGAGTTGAATGGTTTAAATTATGATCCTTCTAGAAAATCTACAACCACACAAACATTTTTAAAGGGTGTTAAGGGTGATAAGAGTACAATAGCAAAAACATATCTTCCTGTACCATATAATTTAGAATTTGAACTGAGTATATTTACTAAATTAAATGATGATATGCTTCAGATAGTGGAGCAAATCCTCCCATACTTTCAACCTGCTTATACTGTCTCAGTAGACCTAGTTGATACTATTGGAGAAAAAAGAGATATTCCTATTGTATTAAATTCAATAACCACTAGTGATGACTATGAGAGTGACTTCTCTACTAGAAGGGCATTGATTTATACTATGAGATTTACTGCTAAGACATACTTCTTTGGTCCAGTCAACACAGATGTATCCAAGGATATCATCAAGAAGGCTTCTATTGGATATGTTGCTGGTTCCCAGACAACCACTCCAACCAGAGAAGTTACATACAGTGTTGTACCTAGAGCAACTAAGAGTTATGGAGATACAGTTGCTACAAATCTAAGTGAAAATATAGATGATAGTATTGCAATTGTTAATGTAGATAGTGTTGGTAGCATTTCTGCAAATGATTACATATACATAGATCAAGAGGAAATGTATGTTGACTCTATCTCTGGAACCACATTGACTGTTAAACGAGCACAAGATAATACTATTGCTGCAGACCATGTTCTAGGAGCAGAAGTTAAAGTTATAGGTGCATCAGATAATGCTGCAATAGAATTTGGAGATGATTTTGGATTTGATGGAACTATCTGATGACTAAAAACTTTGATGAATTGAACAGTACATTCAATGTTTCTGGAGATGTAGTATCAACTGAACCCACTGAAGTGGGAATAACCAAACCAGAGAAGCATGAGAGAAGTGATATTGAAAGAGATTATGAATATACAAGGGGCAATCTTTACAGCATTATAGAGAAAGGACAAGAGGCAATTGATGGTATCCTTGAACTTGCTCAAGATAGTGAGATGCCTAGAGCATATGAAGTTGCTGGTCAATTAATTAAGAGTGTCTCTGATGCTACTGATAAGTTAATGGACTTGCAGAAGAAATTAAAAGATGTTGAAGAAGAGACTCAACAAAAAGGACCATCTACTGTTAATAATGCATTATTTGTTGGTTCTACAGCAGAACTTGCTAAGCTCCTAAAAAATGGAGCAAAGGATCAGGATAAATAAAACTGGGAGAAAAATCCCGAAGTATTCATTATACTCATAAAATGCCAGACGATAAGTTACCGTCGATGGGCGATTTCACTGAAGATCCCAGTGAATTACCATCAGTCGAGGATTTTATAACAGAAGATAAAATTGAAGAGGACTTACCATCTGTAGAGGATTTTATAGAGAATCCTGATGAGAGTGATGAAATAGAATCGGAAAAATCAAATCTTCCATCAATAGAAGAAAAAGTAGTTGATGAGTCTTTACCAACTATTGAGGATTATATTGAGGAAGAAGAAGTAGTAGAAGAGGATATTGAAACCACTGGTGGTATTTCTGTTCAGGAATATAGTCCTGATATGAAATTTAGGGATTATGAATTTATTGATATTATAAAAAGACCTGAGTGGAATGAATTAGTTGGTCTTGTTAATGAAGTAAGAGATAATATACCAGATATACCAGAAATAAAATATTATGATGATGATCTAGAAAAGATATCACAAACTATTGAAGAACTACGCTCTACAATACCAGTAGTTCCTGAAGTAAAATATTATGATGAAGATATAGATCAGGTTAAACAAACCATATCTGATCTACCAGAAGTAAAGTATTACGATCAAGAAGTAAATAATTTAGAAGAAAGTTTTTCTGAATTAAAGGAATTTGTATCTAATATTCCAAATTATGATGATGAATTAAATTCTTTAAAAGATAAGTTTGATTATGAGATTCAACAATTTTCAGAAAAGGTTGAAGTAAAGGATTTTGAAAATAAAGTTGAAATTGATAATGTAAAAAGCAATTTAAAAGAAACTAGTGAAAAAATATATGAAGAGTTAAAGAAATCTTCTGATCAGATACATGAATATAGACTTCATTTAAAGGATGATGATAGAAAATTAAAAAAACAGATATTAGGTCAATATAACCTTTTAAAGGAAAATATTGAGAAAAAGGTAAAGGAATTTAATAATAAAAATATTGAATCTCAAAATGTTATTACAGGTTCTCTTAAAGAGTATTTTGATGAACTCCAAGAGAAAATTTCTGCTATACCAGAAGTAAAATACTATGATGAACAACTTGAAGAATTAAATGATAAATTTGATATTGGCATTAAAGAAATACGTGAAATAGTAGATGAATTAAAAGAAACTCAAAAACAAGATCTACAAGAGAATCTTTTAACTGAACCACCTGAGACTGATAATAAAGACCCTTTAACTCCATTAGATCAGAAGTTTGTAACCTATGAAAAGTTACAAGAAAATTATCAATTATATGTAAATAGAGTTCAACAACAATTAGCATCATTCGGTGGTGGTGGAGAAACCAAGCTTCAATACTTAGATGATATTGTAGGTATTGCCACTAATTTAAGTGCATATAATGGTTATGTTTTAAAGGTTGATACCTCCCTTGATGCACCATATAAGTTTAAGTTTGCAGAAGAGAGTGGAAGTAGTAATACTGGATACGCAAATACAGCAGGTATATCAACATATGCAGTAACAGCAGGAATTGCAACATATGCAGAAACTGCTGGCATAGCAACTTATGCTACTAGTTCTGGTATAGCAACCTATGCTCCTACAGCAGGAATTGCTACGGATGCAACAAATGCTGGATATGCAAAAACAGCAGGTATATCAACTACATCACAAGGTCTTTCTGGAACTCCTAGTATTACTGTTCAGGACGTAGTTGGTGTTGCTGCCACCTTTACAGGAAACGTAACTATCGGTGGAACTCTTACATATGAAGATGTAACTAATATAGATGTTGTTGGTCTTATAACCGCACGTAGTGGAGTTGATTTTGGTAGTCCTGCTGTCCTTAGACTTGAAGGTGCATCATCTACTAAAACGTCATCATCTCAAGCATCTGTAGATAGTTTCACTGCTGCATCATATAGGTCAGCACAATACCAAGTACAGATTACAAGAGGGTCAATATATCAAATGACAACCATTAATGTATTGCATGATGGAACAAAAGCATATCTTTCAGAATTTGGAACTATAAGGACTGGAGTTAATCTTGCTACGTTTGATGCAGACATCAATAGTGGTAGTTTAAGACTATTGGCAACTCCCACTTCTTCAGACTCTACGGTGTTTAAAATCACTAAAACCCTTACTGTAAGTTAAAATTGTCTATATAATAATTAGTTATTGGTTGCATTATGACTGGTGAAAAAACAAAATGGATTGCCATTGGAGTAATCGGAAGTCTTTTTGCTTTATCTCATATAGGGATGATAGGAATGCTTGCGAAGAGGGAAAGTAAGTTTCCCCAGATAAATGTTCCTGTAGGGGATTATACGTCATATAATGTGATGGCAGGAAAGGATGGTTATAGTATTAACTATAAAGCAAATGATCCCACTGTAATGAGTGTGAATAAGGATATTAAAAGAAAAGGTGGGTTTCTGGGATTGGCTAATAACACCACTAAAGTCACTGAACAATATGTTATGGATGGAGCATACCATCAAGGTGGTCCAACATCCAACCATAGGTCATGGCAAGATCCTGCCACGATGGGAGGAGATAGTGAAAAAAAGATCAGTGCCAGAACCATCGAGTGTATCGAGGCAGCAGGTGGTGGACGATCAACAGGGAAGCTTGTCGGCGGTAGCGTTGGTGCTGCTGTTGGTTCTGGTCTCTCCTCTGTACCTTTTGTTGGTTGGGTTCTTACTGGTGCTGCGACAATGATGGGTATGGAACAAGGTGGAAACATTGGTGCAGATATGGCACAGATGGGTAAAGGGTGTGAACCTGAAAACATAGTCAGTGAGTCAACACAATAATAGGTATTTTTTACTACATTGTGCTATAAATATTTGCAGTATGGGATTGAAAAATCATGCCCCTAACGCAACAAAAGCATTACACCGTAGGTTATCACGACTTACAACATAAGCATCATGAGATATGTGAGTATGCAGTAGACGCATATGAAGCAATACAGAAATCCAAAGAGGATGTTCCTGCATTAAAGGAGCATCCTCATTCTATTGATTACTGTATAACTGAAGAGGTGAATAAGATCTCTAATTTTATGGCATCTGGAATCCCTATGGGACATTAATGATGGCAAAACATAAGCACGAAATTATGTGGTGGATGAGTAGACTAACTATAATGGGTACGTCTTTAGGACTATCTACATGGTTAGCCGCACAAGCATATGCATAGTTATAAGAATCCTTCTAAGACACAAGACCTTGGACATGTAGAAGCACAAGTCACTAAAGGTAAGAAGTATTATGATGATCAGGGATGGGAGATCAAAGCACCTATCTCCGATAGAGAATGTATCTATAAGTGTCTAGAAAATTGTGAGCAACTTGCTGGACTTGATAGGAAGCAAGTTAAAAGGTTAATGGAAGAGTTTGAGAGTGGACAAAAGGGTGAGGATGTTGTAGAATTAATATCAGAGTATCCTCCTTTATAACTATGGCATGGGATGACCCACTTGATTTTAAGAAAGAAGGTATAGTATTAGATTACAAAACTGCTGGTGTAGATATAGATGCTGGTAATGAATTTGTAGAAAAACTTAGAGAGAAAGCACCAGGTATTGGTGGGTTCGGTGGGATGATTAAGATTCCATCAGGTTATGATGAACCCATTTTAGTATCTGGTGCTGATGGTGTTGGTACGAAACTTAATATTTGTCTGGTTGCTAATGACTATACAACTATAGGACAAGACTTAGTTGCTATGTGTGTCAACGATGTGATTACATGTGGTGCTAATCCATTATATTTTTTAGATTATATTTCTACTCAGAAATTAGATAATAATATTGCTGACATTATGGTCGGTATTGTAAAGGGATGTGAGATAGCAGGTTGTAATCTTTTAGGTGGAGAAACTGCTGAACATCCAAGACAACTGCATTATGATATGGCAGGTTTCTGTACTGGTATAGTAGATAAGAAAGATATTGTAGATGGGAAAAGTATTAAACCAAGTGATAGAGTTATTGGTTTAGCAAGTAGTGGTCTTCATAGTAATGGGTATAGTCTTGTTAATTATCTTTTGACTAGACATCAAATATTTTATTCTGATTATCCTGAGTTACTTACACCAACTACAATCTATGTACAAGTAGTAAAGAGATTGTTACGAGAGTTTGATGACATATATGGTATGGCACATATCACAGGTGGTGGTATTCCTGAGAACCTACCACGTTGTTTACCAAAAGGATTAAAGGTTGATATAGATTATAATGCATGGTCTGTACCAGAAATCTTTAAGAAGATTCAACTTAAAGGTAATGTTGAAGAATTTGAAATGAGAAGAGTATTTAATCTTGGTATTGGATACTGTCTAGTTGTTCCTGATAATATTAAGTATTATGTGATGGATTTCATTAGACAGGAAGGTATTGATTGTTGGGAGATAGGAGAAGTATATGAAGGGATATAGTAAAGAAGATATTAAAAGGATCTTAGGATCTTCTTGGCCTACTATGCCTGAAGATCATGAGACTGGTAATCAGATGAGAAGAAGAAAGGGTAGGGAGATGAGAGAAGGTAAGATACCATATCCCACATACCCTGCAAAGAAGGTAGGTCCAAACTTTGATGAGAACGGAAAATATATTTACCCTGAAGGAAGTGGGTTTAATTATATGGAGAGACTGGATCCTAATTCTGAATGGGGTGGTAAAGTATCATGAGTGAAATTGTTCATAGCGTAAATATTATGATAGCTATACTTCTTGTAGGAGTATGTGTTACAATCTATTGGGTATTTAAATACGATGATTGGAATCCTAACCCCATTACTGATAACCATGTCTCCCAATCAGATGATTCAGGAGATAAGGAACTGGGAAGCAGAGCAGAGTAGAACTCCTATTGAGGAGATGCTAAATAATACACTTACAGAGTATGAAGATGGGGAAGATGGTTCCACCGAGCAGGAAGAGCTGCTACAACTTCAGAGTAACAGAGATTAATCGTGTTCTTGACGGGGATACTATTGATGTCACCATTGATCTTGGGTTTGACTTATACAAGAAAGAAAGAGTTAGAATTGCAGGAGTTGATACGCCAGAGAAGAGAACAAGAGACTTGGAAGAGAAGGCGTTAGGAATAGATGCAACTAACTGGTTAAAGAAAAAACTTGAAGATACTATTGCAGGAGAAGGTGATGAACTCGCTATTAGAACAGAACTTGTCGGTGGCATGGGGAAGTATGGTAGGCTTCTTGGTTGGTTGTATATTAACGAGGATACTATTTCCTTAAATGAACAAATGATTACAGAGGGTTATGCTTGGGAATACGATGGCGGGACTAAACAGAAAGATTTTGAGTCTCTACGTGAGATTAGGAGATCGTTTGGGTCTCTGGTCGAATCTTGAACAACAAACCCTTGATATGAAGGGTGAACAAACTGAACGTATTATTATTTCTTGGAGAAAATTATGACTTATTCACAGAAAGCAAATCCAAATGCAACTAATAGTGAACTTGATGCTAAAGTTATCATCACCCCTGATAAGGATCATGGTGATCTTATATCAGAACTCTTACAGATTACTGCTGAGTTAGGTGGAGAGATGGAAAGATCTGATTGTGCTGATAGTTCTGGTCTTTATTGGAAGAAGATCGTTATCACATACGATGTTCACGAAAAGAAAAAATGAAGATTGCTATTGTAGGGGCAGGTACAGCAGGTTTGCTGACTGCCCTTGATTTATGTTATGGATTACCAGAAGATACAGAGATAGATCTTATCCACGATCCAGAGATAGCACCGTTAGGTGTAGGGGAAGCAACTTTATATAATTTCCCTACATCACTTGGTACTGTAGATTATAGTCATGCTGAGAACAGAGATGATCTTGATGCTACTGCTAAGTTCGGAGTTAAGTTTAAGAATTGGAAAGGAGATGGTTTCGTACCATTCTTTGCAGGTTCTCATGGTATACATTTTAATACCAATGAACTTGCTGGTTTT